AACCTTATTACGACGCTCGACGCGAGGCGGTTTGCCGTTGTCCATGACGCCCATTTACGGTGATCCTGTCAGTGTCCAGGCCGCGGCTGACGCGGCCGCCCGGCGCGAGAGAAGAATCGGCCAACCCGTGCCATCAACGCACACGATGTCGCCCGGATAGCACTTGAGCCAGCCGCGGTTAGGGATGAACAACTGCCCTTGGCGCGACCATCCGCCGAGCGCGTAGTTGATCGGCTGCGCCGGGTTGAGATCGTCCTTGATGAGCTGCTGAATGGTCGCGACGTCGGCGTCTGCGCGTGCCACAGACACGTTGATCCCGTCCGGGGTCTGATATGACCCCGGCTGCGAGAGCGCCGTAAGCGCGGCGTTGGTCGCTGCAGTACCTGTCGCCATTTAGGGCTGTCCTGTCGGCCAGAGGTTGATAGTCGGCAAAGCGGCATTGAACTGTGCCGCCATGTCCGCCGCCATCGCGTTGGTGAGGTTCGTGACGTCGCCAGACGTCAAGGTGTTGGCCGGGAAGGTACCGGACGCCCCCAGCGCCACCGGGATGGTCGCCGGATTGGTGGTGAACGTCTTCGACTGCCCCGTAGCGCCGCCGCCGGGCAGCATCTGTCCAGCAGTGTTGCCAAGGGCTTCCATCGGACCGGCGCCGGCGCCGACAAAATCCACGCTCATCGTGTAGCGAATCCGGAAAGGCATCGTACTGTCTCCTACCCGCCAGGCGGGCTGTTAGCCGAATGTTACGGAGAACGCGGACGTTGACTCGATCCGCATGAAAAACTGCACATTTTCGAGCAGTGTTCCGTAGAAGGCCTTCCAACCAACCACGCGCAGCTGGTTGAGCGGATCGGACTTGTCAGCGTCCTTGAGGTAGGTAAAGCGCACGTCATCGAGCTTCACCTGGCCGTAAGCACCGCGGCCGAAAATGAAAGTCGGGTAGACCGTGATGCCGTTGGCAGGAGCTGCAGGCGGCACCTGCGGAATGCCGACAGCCGAAATCACAACGGTCTGGCTGGGCGCGAGCTGTGTCGCCTGGCCGGCGAACGGACCAACCGACGGACCCTGCGCACTCACACCGAGATTGAACGGCGGGCTCGAATTCGAAGCGTTGATGTAAACGCTGAATGTGAACCCGGGCAGTGCCGGCAGAGGCACGTTGATGGTCCCGTTAGCGCCGACCACAAGACCGGTCTGCACACCGTAGATGCGAGACTCGTACTGGTTCTGCGTGTCCGACGCGGTCACCTGCACCGAGTAGGTGGCTGCAGCCAAGCTGCCACCGCCGCCCGCAGTGGCCACGAGCGCGGTCACGCCGGTGAAAGTGGGAGTCAGATTCGACCGGGTGAACCGGATTCCGGCCCACTCGCCAAGCTCGTAATTGTAGAGCCGGTTGATGTCCGAGAACGTCCAGGCCTGATTGATGACCGGATTCTCGCGCATGTCGGCGACGACCAGGGTGTGGCAAACCGCTGTATAATGGGGCATAGCCCGGGGATTGCTTGAAGCCCTGGCGCCGCCGGCATCCGCCTCCAGCTTCGTATCCGTCATCTCGTCGCCGTTGAACCGCGGCGCACCAAGAGTCTCGAGAATTGCCGTCGCGCGCACCACCTCGTGGGGATTGAGCACGTCACCGGCGAGCAGGGCACCGCGTGAACCGCGCGTGTTCACGTAGTTGATTTGTGGTCCAGCAAGGAGATTGTTGAAGGTGTTTCGTTCGAAAGTCTCGGCGATCTGCAGGCCCAAAAGCTCTTTGGCCTTCTGGAACAGCGGGTGCTTGATCGTCAGCTCGCCAACGTCGGTAATCGTGATCTTGTCACCCCACTGCTGCGCGGTGGCGGAGACCTGCGAGATGGTCATGAACTGCCCAATGGGCGGCACGCCCTCAGACAGCGGTGCAGAAGGAAGCGGGACACGATTATAACGAGTCGCGGTGTAGGCCGTGCCGCGTCCTTTAGGCAGGGTAAGCGGATCACCAAACTGATAAACAACGAGCTGGCGGCGAGCCAAAGGCAAAGTTTCGTCAGCCAAATAACCTTCAATATCGGCAACGAATGATGCAGCCGGGTTGGTCGCCATGACATCACGCTCCTGCTCGTTAGGTCAGAGTGTCCGACCTAGATTTGTACCCCTTCAAGGCGGCGCGCCCGGGCCTGTGCTTCTGTGAGCTGCCCACGACGACCACGATCAGAGGGCACGTCACTGCCTCCTCGTACTGGCCTGGTCGTCTGCCGCTCCATCCGCTCTCGTGCTCCCGCGCGCGCCTTACTGAGAGCCTTGCCGTCGCCGTTCAGCAGGCGCTGACCCAACAAGAACGCCAGGATATTCTCCCTGGAAACGATCTGGCCGGCCTGCAACAGACGCACTCGCTCGGTCTCGACTCGATCCCGCCAGCGCGCGTATCGCTGGTCGGTCTTAGCTTTCAACTCATACGCAGTCCGGTCAGCGTTCTCCGCGGCGTTGACCTGCGAAATGAGGTTGTTTCGCTCGAACCTGCGCTCAAACCGCTTATGCCGCTCACCGAGCTGCTGCACCGCGTCGAGCTGCGCAATCCGAGTCTCGAAATCCTGTTCGGTCTCCTCTTGCGGGCCAGTCGGCGCTTGCTGCCGCGGACCCTGATTTAGCTGGCGCTCCAGGTCGGCGACCCGATTGGCGAGCGCGGTATTCTCGTTAGCGAGCCGTTGATGGCGATTCCGGCCTCGTGACTGTGGTTCGGGGTCGAAAAAGTCGTCGAAGCCGTCGTCTAAAGCTTCGCGCTCCCCAGTCTCTTGTTCCTCGCCAGTGTCGTCGGCGGCACGGCCGGATACGTCGGAGCCTTCGCCCCGCCCTCGGTCGCCCTCGCCTTCGAACTCATCTTGCCCGTCTTGCCCTTCATCTTGGCCTTGGTCTTCGCCATAAAAGTCGTCCTCCGCGGACGCCCTTGCGGCGCCGCGTTGCGGTGCTCTTGCCATGTCAGATTTTCCTTTGGCGACTAACGGCCGCCAGTCGAGCGCCCGTAACGTGGGCGACGCGCAAGTGTAAAATACCTATGTTGCCCGGGGCTTGTCAAGAATAGCGAATATACGATTGAAAGTCGTGTCCACTCGCTTTGTGTTTTCCCTGATCTCATCACGAAGCGACTGTAATTCAGCCTTCTGCCCCGCCACAGTCGCAACCACACCTCTAAGTTCAGCCACTGAACCCTTGATTTCTTTGATCTCCGAGGCCTGGAGCATCCCCACAGTCTCGATTCTCACAATGGCCTGGGCCATCTTGTTGGAAACCTGATTCGCCGCAATGAGGATCGTTCCGACGATGGGAATTACCCCAGCAACCACGGCGGCAATCAGGGGAATCCAATCCATCGCAGGCCTCCAAAAAGAAGGGCGGCCCTAAGCCGCCCCCACCGAGTCAGGGAGGAAACGCCCATAGACGGGCATTCCAATTGTATACACCTTAAAGCTACCGGACAACCCTTTAGAAAGTCTGGAAATTAACCTGGTAGCCCAACTTGATCGTCTGCTCGTGATCGAGCTTAAGCGCGTTCTGGACGCCGGCAAGCGGGAACAGCACGCTGTCCTTGTGCGTAAGCGCCTCATTGTAAATCGTGTAGCTGTACTTGAGCCGGAGAGACCCCGACGGCCCGACCGGCAGCTGAAACAGCACGCCAGGTGCCCAGCCGATCAACCACTTGGTGTCGCAAAAGCTCGTGCCGGTGCTGTCGAGCAGGCAGGCGTTGAGGGACCTTTCGACGACGTCAAACGTCCCGGAAATGCCCATGTTCGTGGTCCACTGCCACCCCGTCCAATTCAACGGCTTGGGGAACGGTGACCAATAGACACCTTCCTCGAATCGGAACGCGTTCTTCATGTACCCCAGGCAACCTACACCCGTTTGACAACCGGTCGAACTGCGCGTGAGCAGGTAATCGGCCGCAAGCTCCACGCCTCCTGTTCCGATCGGAAGCGTTGTGCCGTAGCCCAAACCGGCGCCGACAAGCGCACCGGTGGCAAACAGCTTGGAGCTGTCGAAACCGGCCGCCGACGTGACGTCGAGACCGTTCAATGTCAGCTCACTACGCTGCTTGGAAAACCCAATTCCAGCCTCGCCAAAGATGTAGAAACCCGTATACGCCGCTACGGGCGTGAACGGTGCTGCCTTCGTGATCTGCTTGGGTAGATCGGCGCCGTACGCGAACGAGCACGACGCCACAGCCGCGGCAAAAGCCGCAGCAGCACTCAACTTGAAGACATTCATTTTGCCGACTCCTGAGCCTGTTTCATGACTTGCTGCGCCTGCGCAATCGTCGGCGGTGGAGCAAGAGGGCCGGACTTGGCCGATGACATACCCGTCATGGCCGTAAGCAGTGAGCTTCCTGCAAACGCGAAGAAGCCAATCCACCCCGTTACAGGCTTGATGTAGTCGGCCGGAACGATGTCTGTGAGATGCACGGCCCCGGTGCTGATGCCGATGGCAACAGACACCAGAAAGCCAAGCCAAAACGTAAATTTCGGATCAAAGCTCATGCCACCATACTCAAGGCAGCCGTTTCGCATTTGCCCACACGTGCCAGCCAGCCCTTACCGTAACGGCGAAACTGCCGATTGCGCCGGTAGTCGGCCCGACGTTCGTCCGCGATTTTCCTAATCAAAACCTTGGCGAAAGCCGGGTCCTGGCCAACTTTACGTACCGATGCCGCCGTGACAATGCCAAAATGCCCATCGTCGTTAATTTCCAAACCGCGTTGCAAAAACAACACAGCTTTGCGGGCACCCTCATTCACCGCGGTATCAAAGTACATCAAATCGACGCCGGGCGGGAGCATGTCGCAGTACGGCTGCCAATAACTGTGCTCGTAAATGGCGTCGATAGTCTCTTGGGGCGCCTTCCACACATCTGCTTCAGGCGCCTTGTGTAAGAATTGCCACGCATTGTACTCGGTCTGCGTGATCCCGCGCGACGTCCGGCCGCCGTGGTCCTGCGGATCGTCGTCGTTGCCGCCTTCGATGTCTTTGCGCTCATCGAAGGCGAGGCACGCGGCGAAATTACCCTTCATAGGGCGGTTTCGTCACAGCTTTGACGCCCCACATAGCGCCGTCTTCAATGTGTGTTTTGGCCAGCGCAATAAGACGCCCAGCCTCTGGATTTCCGCCAGTGTCCCAAGCATGAAGATAATCGATCAAATCTGCCGCACGGCGTTTGATCTCGTTAACATGCTCGTTGCCACCTGGATTGAACGTAATTCCAACCAGATATTCACCCCTCGTTGTCATAGCTTGGTCTTCTCCAGCCGCTTGTTGCGCGCCTTGACACCCCGCGGCTTAGGAATGTCATGCCCCTCGGATCGCGCCTCTGAGAGCAAAATTGCCTTGGCCTGCTTCGGATTCGTAACGACTGGACCCGACTTGGACCCCGATCGCAGCTTGCCAGCGCGGAATTTCTTCATCACATTCTTGGCAGGCATAAATCACCTGTAAAGTGCAGCCACCGATGCAGCTGGCGTATATGTGAGCGAAGCCGGCGACAACAGCAGGATGGAACCAGACGCTGGAAATGTCCCGGCAAAAGTTACGGTGTTACCGTTGATGTCCGTCAACGTCAGCGCCGTCAAAGTGTTGGTGATCAGCAGCGCGTCGGGGAATGGCTGGGCCTGGCCCGGGCCAAAAGCGGCGCCGGTCGCCACCGGGAGCATGATGTTGTAGGCAGTGTCGCTGACGTACCCGCCTTTACCCGGTGATGCCATCTAAACCCCCGCGATCGACAAACCTTGTGCCACACCAATGAATATACCTATGACCCAAGCTGTGCAAATGACTGCACAAATGTGGTCAAGCCGCTCGCGCTGACGCCGCGCCTCCATTCTGGCAATAGCCATTTCACCCTCGGTTTCGCAATTGCGGCATGGCGCCCGATTGAGGCCCGATTTGGTCCCTATGTATCATGCCCGCTGGGCCTTGACCAGCACGGGGAGGCCTCGCCTGTCCGCCCGCACGAGGCGCCCGGCCTCCTCCCCCCTGCTGCGGTTGGGGCCCGGCAAGCATCTGCTGAACAGCCTGCTGAAGCTGCGCCTGCTGTTTGAGCTGCAGTTGCGTCTGATGCCGCGCCATGTGAGCGCGGATAACGCCCAGCGGATCGCCGGTTGCCTGCAAAGCCTTAGCATGCTCCTGCAGGTGCTGCGGGTCCTCATCCATCGGATGAACAGCCAGGTTGATACCCCAATCAACCATCCACTCGTTTTCAAGCCCAGCTTCGATCGTCAGCTGCGCCTTCTCATCTTCAAAAATCAACGGCGCGAGCTTCGGTCCGTAAATGTTCTCCACCGCATGGGTCACCAAGGGCACCATGTTGAGACGGTGACCAGGCAGTTTGTCGGGTGGAATCTGGAACAGCACGTTGGCAAACGCAATCTGCTGCTGGAGCTGCATGGCATTGCGTGCTTGCTCGACACCGTACCAGGTGTACATCAACTTTTTACCCATCTGGATCGGGTCAACCCAGTCCATTTTCGCGCGTATACCGCGTTCGCCAAACTGACGGATCAAAATCGCATCCTCGCGGTGCTGGTGATCCAGTTCAATCATGAAATTGACGATCGGCGTCAAAATCCCCTGTTCGAGCACCGTCACGGCGTCGGCGGTTGTGAGGATGTCCACCTGCTGCTCGCGTGCAACATCAGCCTGTGACGGCTTGCTTTTCTGCATCCCCTGCTGCGTAATCGCCGCCGGAGACACCGACAGAGATTGCATGCACTGCGCCTTGGCGCTGGCCACGATCTCGAAACCGCTTTTCCACAAATCAGGGAACTTGGCGAACTGTGTCGACTGCGGATCGCACTCCCACACCGCCGCCAGGTTAAGCACCATCGTGCCGATCCGCGGATTGCGCTCCGGGTCCGTCATCACGATCGGCATCATTGAGAACATAGACGAGTCGGCCGCCTCGTTCACCGCATCATTAGCAAAATACTGCATCTGCTCGCAGGGATAGACCTTCGATTTCCCCTTGAAAGCTCCCTGAATCTTGGTCACCGGGCATGAGAATATCGGAAGCTTGTCGCTCCAGTGTGGATTGCGCCTCGCGCTCAGAACGATCTTCTCAGAACCGAAATAGACCTTACAAAGCCGCTGTTCGCCATCGACCGTAAGATTTGTCCATGTCTCATAAACCAACGCCGACTTGATGCCGCCAGGACTCGTTTTGATCCCCGCTGCATCGACCGCAACTTTTTCTTTGTCCGTCTGATTAGCCGGTTTCCGATCTGCCATTTCGTCGAGCAGCTTCTGTCCTTCGGCCTTTAAAATGGCTTCGCTGGCCATCATCTGCTTGATCTTGGCCTTCGACCACCGCCGCAAAATCGTAACCGAGCCGCCGGCATCAATCGCGTCGCCCAACGTATTGGCAGTCTGCGGCAGCACGAGCACGTCCGAGTCGGCGATAACCTCGACATTCGGCCGCCCCTCGTTGACGGACTCCTCCTGAATGTCATCGACAGCCTTGCCGTCAGCACCAGCCAGCTCGGGCCGCGGCTTTCTGTAAGCGATGTTCCGCTTGCGCTCTTTCCAATCGACGTAAACGTTATACTGACCCTCTACATCACCGTTGCGCAAGAGCGCCGGGATGACGACGGTCCGCAGCTTCGCCTTGTTGATGTAATGGGTCAGCAACGACATCTCGCCATGCGGAATCTCGCCGTCCATCGTCGTGACGTCGAGGTATCGACCATTCTGGGGGAAAATCTGGTTGGTGAACCGTGTTACCCGCGCCTCGATCGCATCATGCACGATCGGCACGAATATCTTCGAATTCCCTGCATAATACTGCTTGGCGCTGAGCTTGCAGTTGTAGATGTCCCAATAGTCCAGCTGGTCGTTCGCACGATCGTTCTGCGACTCCCAGCCCCGCTCAATCTCGGTGTACATCTCAAGCAAGTCGGTGTGCACGTCGTCGTCTTCGCTCAGCTCTACCTTGCGGTCCTCCGTCGTCAGCGGAGCTTCCAAATCTTCATCTGCGTCGGTCCTGGGACTCGGCTTTTTCGCTGCCTTGGCCATCTCACTGCCGCCTTATGCTGTGCAAGCTCGTCGTCGCCTCATTATACCATTGATCCTTGCTCGGGGCAGGTGCCTCCGCGGTAGCGAGAATTGTCTTGTAAGTGCGACCCTGCGCGTCCACGGCGGTACGCGCCTCCTGAGCATTGTCGTCGACAGCGTGCATCGCCGCGACGAACGACTCAAGCCCCTCCATGAGGACCCGGTAGGCGTTCTCAACCGGCTCGTTGCCGAGCTGCCCCCGCTTGTCTACCTCCCAGGCGTAGCCACCGGCGAGGCCGTTGAGGGTCCAGCGAGCGGTGCGGGTGACAACGAGCAAGGGTTGCTCGCGCTTGCGCTGCTGCAGGAGCTGTCGTATCGCGTCGCGTCCGCGCAGGATGTCGCCGCCCGATCGGGGGTCTTGCTGTAAGGCGCGTACAGCAACACGCAGCCCCACAATATCATAAGTCCCAGGACGAGCTGGGGGACAGACGAGTTTAACCCGCTCCCCCGCCTCCAGTCGGGCTTCTCGGACGACATCGCTTAGGGTCTCCCCGGGCGGGCCTTCGCGCAACCAATCGGCATGAACAGACAGCTGCCCGCTGTGCAGCTGCAGCAATATGGCCGCAGTGTATTGGTTGGTCGCGTTGACGGCAAGCCACCAGGGAGAACCCGGAAAACGAAGGAGCTGTTCTGCGACATGGTCCCTGCTGATGTCGTACACCGGCAGGCCAGGCCGCATCATGAGGGCATAGGCAAGGGCGTTGGGGAAATCTTTGCGCCCGGTAGGAAAGGACAGCAGCTGGCCGCGAGCTTCCTCAGACACATCAACGAACTCAACAGCTCCGCTTTTAAAGAATGGTTGGAGGCCTCTGATGAAGCCATCTTTTCCACGAGGTGGTGTAAGTCGTCGTAGAGGCAGAAAAACTCGCCGCGTAAGCGCTTGGTGCCGCAGAGGCTGCATGATGAATTCCTCAAGGCCAGTCGCCTCCACGCCGATCTCGGTTGGCGAGAACTCGGCGTCGACCTTGAAGATGTCGTCCACTATCTGGTCCGGCAGCCACAGCTTGGCGTCGCCCCTCCAGACTACTAACCTCTGCCCAAGCCAGGAAAATACCGCAATGCCAGTCGTCGCTGACTGCACGCCCACAGTGCGGGCAGGATCGTATGACACGTAGACGTTCTGCCATGTCCTCACCTGGGGCACGGTCTTGGCGTCGCCGGCCTTGAAAATGTGGGCTTCGGGATTGTCCGCCTGGCACATATACTCGCATTCCCAGGCGTGGAGAAGCCCCAATCGCTGATACTCCTGGCGCTTCTGCGCAATGTCGTCGATCGAAAATTTCTCACCCCACAGCGACCGCCAGCGACCCGGCGGCAAGTCGAACCGCTCAACCCCGTCGTCGACCTGCTCCATGATGGGGAAGCGCAGGTGCTGCCAGGCCGGGTCTTTCGAAACCTTGACGATGACCGCGTCCTCATCCAGCCGGTTCCCCATAAACCGTATCCGGTAGGCGATGTGACCGGCCTCCCCCTTCGCCAGCGCCGGGATGAACGTCCGGTAGAGCCACGTCAATTTCTCAGCCCGCGCCTCCGGCGTGCGCACGCTCTCCTCGTCCTCCAGGTCGTCGATCAGCGCAAAGTCTGGCCTGGCGTCGAGGTATCGCAAGCCGCGCATCGACTGACCGGCGCCGGCCGCCATGATACACACCTCGTTCGCGAGCACGATCCTGCCGGCGCCCCACTGCGCACCCTCCATTTTCCCGAACAGCTGGTTGATACCGTCGTTGACGATGAACTCGTTGGCGATCGCCTGCAGCCGCTCGCGGGCCCGGGGCACGCTGGCGCCGAGCACGACACCGAATTTGAACTCGCGGAACAGGGCAGCGAGGACGAACGCCTCCTCGGCGACCGTCGATTTCGCCGCATCGCGGAAGCCCTCCACGACTATCTGCGGATACGGCGAGTGGAAAGCGTCTTGAATGACGTGGTGAAACTGGGGAGTCTTTATGGGATGCCGGTGCTTGAACAGCACCTCATGCGCAAGCCTGCGATTACGATAGAACTCGTAAACGAGGTGATCACGCTGCTCGTCGACGAACATGGGCATGGCTTAAAAATACTGGTCCTTGATCGAATTGTGCCACTCGCGGCCTGCCGACGGTGCAGCCACCAGGCGGTCCCAGACGGTCTGCGGCACATCATGATACGTGTAGGTATTGCCGCTTGTAAACGTGAGTGTCATGATCCCGAGCTCGTCGTCATAGGTCCCTCCGGAGATCATCGTCGACGCGAACTGGTTGGTCAGCAACGGCATAGGAGCGCTCCATGAAGCGAATCTGGTCCATCGAAGAACAGGTTATAGAAGACAACTCGACAAAGCTACGGCTCGAATTCACCTCCGTGCACTCAGAGGAGATGTCCGCCGGCAACGAGGCGCCGTCTAACGATGAGACGGTAATGCTTCGGCTCTACACGTCCGATCGCAACCGCGTCGCCATTTTCAAGCTGGAGCGCAACGGCCGTTTTATTCGGGCGGATATAGACACCCTGCAGCCAGCCGGGGGTCCTGACCCGGAAACCGGAGAGCTGAGCACTCTTGGCGAACCTCAGTCTCGTGACGACCAGGCGACCATGCTGGCGAAAGGCGAACATCCACTCGGCTTGTCGGCCGCTCTTGTGCAGCCGTACCTGGGAGAGTAAAAAGACCCGTCGCAGGACATGACTACCCTACATACTGCCCGCCCAGGGCAATTGACTGCCCGCCGTTTTGGCGGCCTTATTTTTCGTCGGGCAGGGCAGGCAGGATCGGTCCGGAACGCCATTTGATGTAGGCGTGGATGTTGTCGAGCACGCCCTCGCGGCACTCGGAAACGAAATTGACGGCCGTCAG